CAGCTACACGCTGACGGTCAGCAACATCGTCAGCACGTCGCGCATCCTGATCCGGCGGACGGACACGTCGGCGGTCATCGCCAACCAGGCCGTCAGCGGTTCGAGCTTCCAGTACAGCTACACGCACACGTCGGACATTCCGGTGGAGATCATCGTCCGAAAGGCGACCTCTTCCCCGTTCTACCAAGAGTGGCGCACGACGACCACGCTCGCAGCGTCGAACAACAACCAAACCGCCAACCAACAATTGGACGAATAGATAAACGTTAATAATTTAGTATTGGAGCATTTATGCCAATTGCAACCGATTTTACCATCAGCTCGACTGGTGATATACGAAGACAAGCTGATGCTAGCACCGAGGTTTATTCAGTACTAGCACTACATGCATGGCTACAAGACCTTGCAGACGATGCCGCATTTAGTGGTGCTGACCAAGTAGACATCTTAGCACCAAATCCATCAAAGCTAGATGGTCCTAGAGATTCAGCTGTTGCTTCAAGATTGAACTTGTTAACCGACGGCTCGGTTGTATTTAATCTAGACGATACCGCTGCTCAATTTGTCAACTTTGGATCTGTTAAACAGAGCAGCGCAGCAGTGCAGTACTCTGGTTTAAAGACCATCGGTGGAATTGTTCCAGCATCTCCGATCTATGTTGTGCAGAGCGGCTCAAAACTTACTAAATTCTGGTCTGACGGCCATGTCCAGATTTTGGTGAAGGTTAGAACAGCCGGAGCATTTATTGACAGTGGTAACGTAACAGCTTTTTCACGCAAGTGGGGGCAAACCTACTCACACTTTGACGTAAACCTTGCAGCTGGTGGCGAAAGTAACGCTGCTCTTTCAACCGCTCTCGACTCTAATATTGTTCTTTCAGAAGCAAATGCTGCTTTATTATCAACTAAAGTTACTATTACTTTTGGAGACACTACTCTTGACCTCAACAATGGTAATGGATCTGTAGCTTACAAAGGAACTATTGCGCTTAGTGGCGATTGCACACTTCAAGAAGCATATCAATATCTACAGTATATAACTCGCGAGAACAGTACAACTACTCTTAATAGCATCCCTGGCTGGCGCTACCGCGTGCTTAATGCAGCTTATACAGAAATTCCATCTGCCCCGTTCGGCACTTTTGCTGGTGGTACTTTCTTCGTAGCACGCGGTTGGGCACTTACGGGTGTATTAGGTTCAGAGTCTACACGTTATCAATTAATTGATCATTCTGGAACAACTCAAATACCTCCAACTCTAGTAGGAGTTACTGTTGGTAATTTAGTTGCCGGTGACCGTGTGTTAGTAGCACGAGCAGACGGTGGCGGTGTTATTCTTAAAGATGAGTACACCCCCGTAGCTGCAAGTTCTGGAGCAACAGCCCTTACGGTTGTTGAATCTATCAAAACTGATACACCGAGTGCAGGTGTTATCCGAATCAAAGGACAGCGTTATACATACACAAGCTATACTGCTGCCACAAAAACTTTTAATGGATTATCACCGGGTTTAGCTTCTAATATAGTTACAGCCGATGATGTTTTTGTACCTTATCTTGATAAGGTAGCAGCAAGCACTTCTGAGTCAGTAACATTTATTTATAGCAGCAATTTTACTGCTCGTGTAGATGTGCGTAATGGTTCTGGCGGAAGTCCTATTATTCCCTTCAACACATTATTGTCTGTTACCAATGCAGGTGCTTCTGTTAATGCGAGCCGTAACAGTGACGTTTAAATTATGGCGTATTATATTGCCCCATTTACATTTAATTTCCAAACTTCGTTTATAGAAGTTGACTCTGGTGCAATAGATGTTGATTGCGGTACTTTTTATAGTGCTATTAAATTAGCTCAAGCTAGCGAGGAGGGCATATTATATGCAAGAATTGCAGCAGGATCAGGACTCTCGATACTTGGTCCAGGAGTCCAAGTTGGCCTCACCGTCGAATTATTGGGGGCGTGGCAACTTCGTTTTCCAGCAGGTAATTATATCGCCAGAGTTGCGGGAGGAAATCTTGTTGGAGGACCCGGAGGAGACCCAATCGCCTATACTCCAGGCGTCCAAGCTCTCTTAATTCAAAGTGCTGCCTCTACAATTGTTGCAACTGGCGGTTCTGCCTTAACACCACAAGAATCTGCTAAGTTAATGAGCCTGCCGTCTAATGCCCTAACTACACCCAAATTTTTAGCACTTAAATAAGGAATATCATATGTTGGAATTTGCAGCAAGCGGTATTTTAGGATCAATCTTCGGTGGGCTGTTTCGACTAGCCCCCGAAGTACTCAAGTTCTGGGACCGAAAGGATGACCGCAAACACGAACTGAGCATGTACGGTCTACAAATTGATCTTGAAAAGACCCGGGGTCAAGTCAAGATCGAAGAAAAGTACATTGACTATGGCATTGCAAATACTCAGGCTATTCAGAGCGCTTTTGAGAGTCAAGCCAAAGAGGCCTCTAACAGCTATCGTTGGGTAGCTGCACTGAGTGCCTTAGTCCGACCAATGGTGACCTATGTGTTATTTGGCATGTACGTGACATTTAAGGTAATCGTTATTTCTTACGCAATGCAAAATGGTGCCAACTGGATTGACATTGCAAACAAGCACTGGACACCAGACGACTTTGCAATGTTAAACATGATACTCACATTCTGGTTCTTGGGCCGCAGTATTGAAAAGCGTAGTGGGTCATGATCCAAGAAGCCGTCAAACTGTGTACACACGCTCTGTTGCACCCATTTGAGGGCTATCACAAACGTCTAGCAAATGGTGACTGTGAGAGCTATCCAGATCCCGCAAGTCCCCTAGGCCGAGGGTTGGTTACCAAAGGTCAAGCAGGCTCTATGAGCCCTGGAGAACTGCTCAAAGCAGGACACCCATGGACTATTGGATGGGGTATTACCGGCTCAGACATTGTGCCTGGACTGGTGTGGACGCGCCAGCAGGCAGATGAGCGATTTGAAAGAATGCTAAGCAAATTTGTGAATGGGGCCGTCAGCCTCAGCCCCAACCTGTTAAATGAACCGCCCAGAAGGTTGGCGGCAATCATTAGTTTTTGTTATAACTGTGGATTAGGCAACTACAGAATTAGCACTCTGCGAAAACGGGTCAATCAAGGTGACTGGTGGGGTGCATATGAAGAAATACAAAAATGGAATAAAGCGCAAGGTATTGTGTTAAATGGATTAACACGCCGCCGCCTAGCAGAAGGCAAGTTTCTTCTTTAGGTGTTCTTCAACCAACCTTCAAAATCTATGGCAAATTCAAGTGGCAAGAAAGCTCGCAGAGCAGCAAGTGAAGCCCCTAAATCCGAGTTCTTGACCAGAACAGGGTTTAAGGAAGTAAAACCACTAAATTATATACAGGAAACGTATTTAAATGCTATAAAGACAAATGAAATTGTTTTTGGTATTGGAAGTGCGGGCACAGGCAAAACCTATGTGGCTGCAAGCTATGCTGCAAGTGAACTGTTTCACCGTCGCGTGGAAAAGATCATTTTAACCAGACCCAACGTAGAAACTGGCAGAGGTCTGGGATTCCTACCCGGCACACTGGAAGAAAAATACGAACCGTACCTAGATCCCTTTGATCAGGTGTTCCAACGGTCACTGGGCAGTGGTTTTTACGAGTACGCTTTGAAGAGCAAAGCCATTGAACCACGTCCACTGGGCTTTATGAGAGGTGCTACTTTTGACAACGCCATTGTGTTGCTGGATGAGGCTCAAAACGCTACAAAAACAGAATTCAAAATGTTGTTGAGTCGTATTGGTCGCAATACCAAAATGATTATTAGCGGAGACCATGAACAGAGTGATATTGGTAATGACAGCGGCCTGACAGATGCAGTCACCAGACTAGAAGGCATACCAGGCATTGAAGTTGTCCGCTTCTTGGACAGCGACATTGTACGAAGCAAAATGTGTAAACAAATAATCCTAGCTTATAAGAATTGAGGAGACCATGGCAAAAGAACTGTGTCCGGTGGGTACTATGTATCCAGATATTAATTTGAGCAACCACTTGGCAGCGGTTCAGTACGCCAACTATGGACCCGCAGAAGCCCGCGACAGCAACCCTGAATTTTGGGAAATGAAACAAGAAGTCTGGGGTGTCAGTGAAGGCCAAGCCCGTATGAGGGTATGTGCCAGTTGTCACCACCACGATCGTTCACCTGAGACCCTGGACTGTATCATCGAAGGCCCGGTCGGTGAGTGGAACGAGAGCGACCTACCGGTCACTCCCAAGTTTACAGACATTGACGGTATGCCGGTCTGGTACTGTAGTCGTTGGAATATGACTGTGAGTCCCATCAGGGTGTGTGATCAGTGGGAAATGGAAGGCAACGGAGATCACGACGAAGACATGCCGGACGAAGATTCTCAAAAGTCTTACTTTGAAAAGGCAGCAACAACTTACAAACCTACAACTGGCATGGCCTCCGCAGCACGGCGTGCATTGAAGTGGAAAAAAGAAGGCCACTCCGGTGGAACCCGTGTCGGCCTGGCCAGAGCAAATCAACTTGTAAATCGTGAAAACTTGACTGCTAGTACAGTAATGAGAATGCACTCATTTTTTAGCCGTCATGAAGTAGACAAGAGGGCAACAGGATTCAACAGTGGAGAAGAAGGTTTTCCAAGCCCCGGGCGAGTAGCTTGGGACTTGTGGGGTGGAGATGGTGGCCAGTCTTGGGCCAAAGCTAAGCGAGATCAAATAGTAAGGGCTCGCGAAAACAACTAAGAGGTGACCTATGGCTGATCCAACAGGTTATTTAAGTGCAAAAGTAGCTAGTATGGTAGGCGGACTTTTTGGCGGATTTGCAATCCTGACCTTTATTAAACCCAAAACTATTGGTGAAGCATTTATGAGGGGTGGAATGAGTGTGGGCAGTTCAATGGTTTTTACACAACCACTGCTAGATATAGCTGGTATATCTAATAATTGGGAAACACAGCTCATGGGCGGATTTTGTGTGGGATTTTTAGCATACACTGTATTAGGTATGATAGCTAATTTCCTACAGAAAAATCAACACAAAGACATTGTTGAAGTAGTCAAGGATGTAAAAAAATGATTACCAGCCTAGCCGTATTTTTTAACTCTTGGACATTGTTGTTAAACTTTGTTAGCCACTTTGTAGTTTTTATAGGTATTCTCTATGTTGCTATACACAATCGAGAACTGAAGTCTTGGGTTATTACTCCACTATGGTACTTGGGCCTGACCAGCGGGTTTGTGTGTGCCACAATTGTGGTTCAGTGGGCTGTAGGGCCCGAACATCCAATGAGCTACTGGACTTTAGGTGTTGTTGGTGAAATAATGTCACACTTTGTACTGGCAGCAATAAGTTTTATACTGTTTATAAAAACGCTCAAAGCAGACCTGAATTACAAAAGACTGCGCAAAAAATGAAAAAAGCCCCTCAACTTGTGTTGAGGGGCTTTTTTCATTCTTGAGCTTCTTGTTTAGGCAATTGCTCTTGGGCTTGTTGTTGTAGTTTTCTAGTGAGTGGATTAGCCACTTTAGCGGGCAGTTCCTGTAGTCCAGCCAATAGAATATTAGCTTCTTGTTCGGTTAGTTTAAAAATTATTTCCATGTTTTTTTTCTTTATTTAATTGGGCAAGCTCCGGTGGAGCAGTCGTCTTGTACAATCTCATCAAAACTGTTGGCATTGTTGATATCAACGGGCAACAAGTTTTGAATGTACTCTTGATAGGTTTGTTCGTCTACTACTTCTTGTGGTAAATAGAGATAGCCTAAGTCTTTGGCAGTCTTTGTAGGGTCACTACGGAATAAGAAGCTTACCCCTACATAGCAATCCCAATTGTTTAATAGCCAGTTCTTAATACCCTCAACTTCGCTTGGATCGTAGCTGATAGTTACCGACGTATTTTGCTGAGTCCAGCTGGTCTGAATCATCTTGTAGCGTTCAAGTTGATCAATGGCACTTTCCAGGTTGACTTCCTTGCCATCTACCTTGTCAAAAGGCACATCATCCCA